GGGACAAAGTGAGCGCAAGCATCGGGAAGGACACGAGATCCAGGCAGGCTCCGTGAAAACCTTCCGCCACGTCGGCGATGTTGAAATGAACACCGCCGGCCTGTGAGCAAAATGCAACCTGAGAGTTAAGAGGCGAGACCCGTGGCACGGGGCGAACGCACCGCCATCAGCGGTGGCTGACCTCGCGCTAAGTGGCCAAGACGCGGAGCAGAATCACAGACGTGTCTTGACCTGGTTCGCAGGCCGATGCCGCAATCACCGGTCGAAGCGAGCTGAAAAGCCTCACTCGATAACTCAGCGACGGCAACGCGCTGAGCGGCCCTGCTACGAGGCCGAAAACTTCGCTTGCCACGAAGAATAGCGTCGGGAAGCCGGCAGCCTTAATGGCGCCTAATGTCGGCCTGGGAAAGAGACTATTTAACTACGTTGTCTCGGACGTCTTCTCTTCTGTGAAGCGGAAGAGGCGCAGTCACTTCTGCTCGAGGCTGGATTAGAGGCCCCGTCGTCGCTTGGTGGGTACTGTTGGGTTTGTTGTTGTTGTTTACGTCTCGTCCGACGCCTGACTGGTTCGGTGCGGTTCTCTTCGTGGTTACATGACAACGTATCCGCATCGACCACGACATCAACGCCATGCGTTGTTGCTGGTCGGGGTGGCTCACAAAGCGGAGGCGAAAGCAATTCCGCTCCCGTCTTGCAGGTAGCCAACCAATCATTGAACTGAGTTCTGTCGAATTCAGGTAGTGATAGCTCAAACTCCACATCCATCCATCCTCCAACATTTTCATTGGGGAACTGGGCAGACTGTTCGAACTTACACCACCAATTACCGAGCCCAAGAAGGCGTTTGGGGCGATAGGATGACAGCAGTAGCACGCGTTGACAAAACTCCCCGATGACGGGGGTGTTGGCATCGGTAGCCACATACGACATTGCCTTTTCGACAAGCTTTTGTTCAGGCGTAATGTTAGAAGGTAGGCGGACCGTAGTGTGAAACTTGGACAGCTGTCTTCTCGTGTCACACATACTATCAAGAGCGCCTTCCCAGACGTCTGGTGAATAGATGCGTGCCAAGAAATTGACGCCTCTATCGCCTCTGTGTAAAATAGAGGCCTCGAGGATGAGTCCAACTTTATCGGCCGCCCACCGGTGGGATGCAGCGGGCAAGTCAGCATCGAGACCATCGTCACCGAGGTGAATTCCGAGGGCTTCAAATGCTTGGATGCTGCTGTATTTGTTCCCACCGGGCGTGGATTTGTTCCTGAACGCAAGGTAGCTAGTGAACGCAGCGCGGAGGGTTTGGAACAGGCTGGTGGCAGAACAGCCTGATCCGTGAGACGATCCTTGATCGAATTCTGTTCCGTAAGGCAGAATTCCTTTGTTGTCGACATTATTCTTCAATAATTCGTTCAACACAGTGCGGTGATTTGCAAAGGCCTTCATGCAAATCGCCCGTTCAACCTGGCGCAGGGTATATGAAATCGTGCCATCCATGCGATGATAGTCAGATACATTCACATATTCGGCATCGACACATATCTCCGCCACGCGAGTAGCTATTTCGCGTGGGGTCTTGCCAGGCCCGTACCAAGAAAACTGCTTACAATGCTCTGATAACGACAAGGCAAACATTGCCATGTCAAGCTTATCAGCGTCGTTATACGTACTGATGTTCCTCGGGTCTTTAACATCCTGATATGCTTCTGATTTAATGAAACACTTAAGAATGCGCTGACGAAAATCACCATGGACAACGGCACGTCTCAACGAAGTCTTCTGGGCAGCACTGGTTTGCTTGCGGTCCACCACCTCATAGCAAACTGGCTCAAGGATCACGCCACGCACAACGAGTTCAGCAAACTCGTCTATGCATTGGTCACGGAAGCGGTGCGAGCGAGGCTCAGGTTTCTTCAATTTATTGATTCTGCCTTCGACGCACCTTTCCTCAGCGGCTTTGTTGGGCACGGGAACAAACGCTCCATGTACTACGGGGGACATGAACGCTTGCAACTTAGGTCGCGCTTCAGCATCATACTCATTGGCTCGATACTGATAAGCGCGGACGCCCAACTCAACCGGATAGACCGTGGGCATAGAATGTGGTGTGCAGACACGATGGTAATCTGTCAAAACAGCAGCAGCAGCCCGATTATTCTTAATCCAGCTTGCCGCTGTCGGCAACTGTAGATTTTGTGATCCCAATCGAGCGACGGTGGCGAT